CGTATAGTCCTGCATTTTCTCTTTTCTGTCCGCATAGTAATATTGGAAAATCTTTTGAAGCCAGTCCGTGGACAAATCTCCTACCAGCGAATGAAATTGTGAATATTTTTTTACGTCATTATTTTTTACACATTCAAATAATTTTGATTGCAGGTCTTTAATATCTGAAATTTCAAATATACACAGTGTTTGCTCGCACAATTCTTTTAACTCCAATGTCTACTCCTTTCAAAGATTACTTGGTGATTTGATATGCAGCCATTTCTTCAATACTTTTGTTTGGTATTCTTGGATTTGCTCTTTTTCCGGTATGCTCGCACCTTGCTCTACATAATACTCAAGTATTGCGAGCATACTCATTTTGTACAAGAGTGCCTTGAATGTTGCTAAAATAAAAGTATAAATAAAACAATCTCCATCATTTTCTTACTCCTTCCTTATACTTTTCTTTCTGGAAGTTCTACCATTACTTCAAGCGAAAGCATTACACCGGCCAATGGATTCGTACTTTCAATTTTGTATCCGACTACGTTCTTCAACCTTTTTCCATCCAACCATATTTCGTTTTCACCTTTATCGTTTTGAGATAAATGCAAAATCATTTTGTCTTCGCTCATCTTTCTATTACCTTTCTTGTATACCTTTCACTTCTAATCGTTTTCATTGCAGCCTTTACGGCCACACCTGCCTTTTCCGCATCTTTTTCTTGTATTACGTTATTTCTCAACAATGCATCAACGATCATGTACACCTCTCTGTTTCTTTCCATTCTTCCTGTCCTTTCTTGCTTTTCTCCGTCCTTTCCTTATAATGTAATTACAACCCCGCTACGGTTGAATACGCATAGAAAGGAGGATTTGCATGGACGACCTCACTAAGGAACAACACCATTTCATCACCTCTTTATACAAAGAGTTCTTATGTAGACAGCCCGCCTTGCCATCTGATAAGGCGCGAGTCTTCTCCGATGCCTCTTTTATTCAAGAAAATATTTTTCCAGAATATAGTCTTGATAAAATTGTTTCATTGTGTTGTTCACTGAAAAACGCCGGTTATCTATCTTGTATGAACTATAACAATACTGTCTATAATGTCACTATTTCCGATAAAACCATCATACATATGGAACAGCGTTTCTCTAATGGATTAAAGGATGTTGTTAGTTTTCTATCAAAACTAATCCCTTAATTTTTTTCGCGGTGTGTGGATGCTCCTAATTCATACACCGCTTTTCTCGTCCTTAATCAATTTCACCAGCCGTATTTTTCTCTCCGGCTGCTCCGGGTTTGCCAGTTTTATAAAGTACATCAGCATTTCTTCCGGGATTACGATTTCATTCGTTTCTCTGTCGTAATACATGCTGTAATCCGAATATCCTTGCCATCGGAATCCTTCATACATTTCCATTGCCTTGTTTAATTCTCTGCATCGTTTGCACTTTTTTCTTCTCGCTTTTTCAACGATATTATCAATGATTTCCAGTTCTTTTTGTGAGAGTCTTGATAAAAATGCTCTCGCTCGCATTTTGGGGTCGTCTCTCGTTATACTGTTAATGAGGGTGTTTTTTTCTTCCTCTTGATTCATTCTCAACATTTATCCTCACTCCTTTCTTGCTAAATCCTGCCGCGCTTTTAATGCGCCGGCGTTTGATAAAAGAATCGCTCTATCTTCTTTACTTAATACAAGCAAGATAGATACAAATTCTTTGATATCTTTCCGTTCCTCTGGTGTCATTACTTCTCTTTTCATCGCGCTCACCTCCTTTTTAATATGAGAATCACAGCATAGATGCTTGCCATCATTGAAATGACATCCAATGCAATTTCGATTTTTTCCATCTTCTTGCTCCTTTCTTTATTGACAACGAGTGCAAAAAAGCCTATTCTAGGAGTAGGTGGGGCTTTCGCCCCTTCCTTCTACTCCAACAGTTTTCTTAACAAGTCTAGCAGCGAGTTCAGAAACTGTACTATGGCGGTGATTAAGACTATTATGTATACGTCTTTTTTGCCGTCTTTTTTTGACTTCTTTTTACTCATGTTGTTTCTCCTTTCTTGTTATCTTTGATTACATTATAATTATCATTGATTACTTTGTCAATACTTTTTTGTTATCTTTGCTAACTTTTTTTATTGACAAAATTAACTTTAATTGTTATTCTTTAATCAAAAGGAGGTATGCATATGACGGAAAACGAGCGAGTTAAACAGCTTCGAAAATTCCTTGACTTGACTCTTGAGAAGTTCGGCGATAGGTTAGGTGTTACTAAAGTCGCCATTTCAAACATTGAAAACGGCAAGCGTGCAGTCACCGAGCAGATGTCAAAGGCAATCTGTAGGGAATTTAATGTCAACGAGGACTGGCTCCGAAACGGTGTCGGTGATATGTTCAAGCAAAGAGATGGATCCTTTAGTGAGATACTTTCCGAACTGGACGACTCTGACGATGATTTTATCAAGTCCTTTATTACTGTTTACATGGAGCTTGACGAAGATAGCAAAGAAGTATTACGTCAAATTGCTACAAAGATGTCAGAAAAATATAAGAAGCCGGACTAATCATTGCCGGCTTCTTTGTTTTCTTTGTTGAATTTAGGAATTATGTAGTGGTATATTTTGAATAAATAATCCTCGTTATTCATTTTTTGAACCATTTCTATAATTTTCTCCTTGTACCCTATATTTGTACTTGTGCTTTGTTTGTTCAAGTTCTAACTTCTCTCCCTTCTTATTCGTAAAATTCAAATAGTTCCAAAATCTCACACTCAAGAGCTTTTGATAGCCGATATGCCACTTCAAGCGATGGCTGTTCCTGTCCCCGTTCTAATTGACTAATATGTGAATCCGATACTCCGGACAGTTTTTCAAGTTTTGCCAACGTGTACCCCCTTCCTGTTCGCTTGGTTTTAATATGGTTCTCGCAGCGCATCCTTTAGCCACCTCCACGAGTAGTATACCCACTTTGAGCGAGATTCTTTCGCTATAGTAGCATATATCTCATCCACTATGGTGGATTTTTCAAAAAAATATAATATTTTATTTACTTTTACCTAAAGCTATGATAAAATTTTGGCATAAAATACCAATAGAAAGGGAGACGGAAATGAAAAAAATAATTGCTTTGTTGGTTGCTTGCGTTCTGTTGGCTGGTTGCGGTCAGGCAGATAAGAAAATTCCAGAAGACATGAGCGAAGAGGCTTATGATACCGGGTGCAAAATGATAGAAGTTATGGATAAATATCACGTAGGAGATATATCAAAAGAAGATTGCTATGATACGCTTAATAATTTGTGTTCGCATGTAGATTCTCTTGACCACTCTGGAGAAGAAGAACCAAAATACGAATATAGTGGAGAAAACGCTATCTGTATATATTGCACGGCATTCACAAGCGCTCTAGTTAGTGGTGGAGATACCTTAACAGAAGAGAAAAACCTAAAAGAAACTCTTGAATTAGGAGAATAAAACACCCCCCCCCGGTCAACAACCGGGGGATTTTAATTATATCGTTATTTCCTCGATGTTCTTTGCTACAACAAGTCGTCCCCTCATGGTGGCAGCGCTCAATGTAATCTCTCTCCCAGATTCATTGAGCGACACACATACATGATTATTCTATCCACTATAGTGGATTTTCAAAGAAATATAGTATTTTATTTACTTTTATTCGAAATCGTGCTAAGATTTTGCCATAAAATACCAATAGAAAAAGATGGAAATAAATAAAAGGAATACTTGACAAGCGTTTTGAATATGCTACAATATAGTCAATTAGCAAATGACTGGTGTCCGGTCACATAAGAGCCTTGGAGATTTATTCCTTGGCTCTTTTTGTTTACTTTTATCTAAAATCGTGATAGTATTTTGTCATAAAATACCAATAAAGAAAGCGAGGGGGGCGATTACATGGCAAGTTATTATAGTAAACGTCAAAAAAAATACATTGGGTTTCATTCCTATTTTTATTGTGGTATTGGGTTTATACTCGGGACTTTAATTCATTCGCTGTTTACATGGCGTTTTGGTGTAACACATTTCATTTTCTTTTTTATTGCGATGCTTGAGATTGTATATGCTTTGATTCAAATGCATCGGTACCGGTCATATGCCCCACTGAAAGTCAGGAAAACGGCCGGCAAGAAAAAGATACGCGGTTCTGATTTATTTACTATTGTTCTTTGTACGGTGATTGCAATTCTTGTGATTTACAAATTTGGATTCTACTAAAAAAGAGGGGAAGCCCCTCTTTTTTTTAGTACGTCAATTTTTGTTTCTTGTTTAGCAGCATATAACTTATTTTAAGCGCCGACAATCTGATTTTGTTTCCTGTTGTACTTCCCTCATGCGTAATTAAACCGAAGTACGTTCTGTTGTCGGAACTGTCTACTCCCGGGCCTATATAATTAACCTGACCGTCTCCATTTCCGTATATCTGCACCACCGTGGCATCTGTCGGGATTTTAAACAAGTCACCGCTTGGCATCAGAGGCTTGACTTCATAAGATTTTCCCTTTTCCATCCATATGTCAATGTTTTTCGCCGTTACATCAACAATCTTGTTTCCGTTTAATTCTAACACATTTACGATTACCTGCGAATCTGGTCTCTCATAAAACTTGGTCGCACTGCTTTCCGCTTCCTGAGACACAAAAACCGCGCCTTTGCTGCTTTTGTATTCCACGGCCGAGTTTTGCAGATTGTCAATGGTCGCAAATTCGCGGGAATCATGGATGTTTTCCGTCTTAATTTTTGTAGCTGCTGCCGGAATTGATAACCATGCCAGTGGTATCTCCTTAATTGTTGATGTGTCCACCGGTTTTGGCAGACTTCCAATATCGTCACCCTTGACTACCTCAAAAGATACTTTACGGTTCACAAAGTCCGCACGTGCCACAATCAGGTCAAGACGTACACTGCTTTCGTTTGCCGGTGGAATGGTAAGTGCTAACTGCTCCGTGTTCCATATCCACTTTCTTCCAACGATAGCTTTGCCGGTGCCGATAAGTACCTGCATTTTGTCGCACGCCGTCACCTCTAGCTGTGCGCCCAGCCCGCGGATTACTCCGTCTGATACAAGACCGTCGTACATACACGCTAAATCTTCCGCACTGTATACACGGTCGCCTTCCATTGAATTGAAAAAACCATATTTAACCATCTTGTTGCCTCCTTATATTTTTTCACAACTGAGTACGAAATTGTTTCCGTTCTCGTCGTTGTTTTCTGTGATTTGCGACACCCGAACGGCCACTTTATCACCGTACGGGTCTATGACTGTCACGATGTCTCCCAAGGTGAAATCGATTCCGTATCGAAAGATTCCGTCCGTGTCAACCTCCACTGTTACCGTTTCCGCGGTTTTCTTTTCTGCAAGCGCTGTCGTTCCCTCGCCCTGAAGTGTTTTCTGATACTCTTCGTCCGTGATGGTTCCTTCGTTTGTACTTGAAGAACTTTTATCCAAATACATTTCACACCTGTTAAGTGTTGCGCCGGCGCAAATGGCTGTTGTTTTTTGAGCCGTTCCCTCGCCTTCGCCCACCACAAGCACCGTGTTCCGGAAGTCTGTATTGTCCGCCGTGTATTCCATTTGCGATAGATTGTCAAATTCCCGGCTGAATATTACCTCTGTTTTTTTGCCGTGGTATAAATCCATATACAGCACGCGCCCGTAACGGCGTACACGAAAGCCCATCTTTGCCAAGTCCATCATTTCTTTTACGGTGTCATATATGCATTCTCCTCGAAGCTGTCTCTGCGTGGTTTGTCCTGCTGCCTCGATGGTGCCGATATTTAGCAATGGGATATTTCGGTTTGTGTCCGTGGCATTTGTCACGTTCTGCTCAATCAATAAACTCACTGCCACTCCAATATCCGTATCGATATTCGTTTGTTCCCAGACAATTCGACGATTTAGCAACGCCTCCGCACTTCGCCCGGTTACCACGATATAATCCCCCGACTCCGGATTTGTCTTCGTTTGAATTTTCTCGATCATCATCACGCTTTCCGATTCTTCTCTCAACGCAAATACTCCGGAGCGGAACAGATTCAATAATTCAAGTGTTGCCGGTACTGTGATTTCAAATTCGCCTAAATCATTATACTTTTGCGTCCATATGACACTGCCGTGGTCGATCACTCCAATTTCCGTCAGCGTTTCATCTGTAATATAAACAATCATGGTTATACCCCCTCATACAGCACCCGATACGTTACATTCATGATGTAGCCGGTCGGTATGTCCACTTCAACACGGTAATGATTGGTTCCCGGTTCTACCTGCGCCCATGTCATACCAGAGATGCGTTTCGGCAAAAGATTCGTCACCGTTCCGCCACGTTCTAGCCATATCGCTTTTTCTTTCGTGGTTGTCCGGATGTATACGTTGTCAAATGCTTGTAAGTGTTCTTTTATGCCTAAGAATCCGCTGTCTGTGTATATTGTAAGGCTTTCGGTTGGTGCTGTAATCGAGACATGGAACAATGCTCCGGATGGCACCGTTCCCGGATTGTTCAGCACAAAGCCACCCGTAGCAATTTCAGACATTTCCATATCTTCGGCGGAGTACGGAAATTCAAGCAATGGTATCTCCGGAACGCACGAGAACACTCCCGTTTCCTGCGTATTGACAAAGAACGGATTCGGACATAGTATGGATATTTGAAATGTTTCCCTCATTACAAATAAATCTATCTCCATACTTTCTACATAACCATCGATATATACGCTTCTGGTGCCATTTTCATAAAACAGTCTAATCTTCTTTTTTTCTGGAAAATATCGATACAGCGCATTGCGGTTTTCCTCAATCGGGTACTCCGGGATAATCGTTATCGTGATGTTGCGTTTATTAATACGGATGGAGTTGAGTTCTTCTCCATCCATCCCGGTAGCTGCTGCCGTGTTGATGGTACATCCCGCCGGTGTCAGTCCGGTAATCTTGACAACGTTATAGTTCGGGTTGTCTGTCAGTTCCAGCGCCTCGCCTTTGTCGTTTTGTACACTAAATTCAAACATTGCTTACACCTCCCAACAAGTTTCTCGATTGTCTGTAAATATCCCACCGACTCAGTGCTTTTGGACTATTGTTCGTCTGGTAGAAGTTGTATGTATTCGTCGTGGCTGCTGCCGCTTTCTCGATGTTCCTTGCTCCTCTTGCGGCCACATCCAAGTTTGCCGTAGTGGCGGCGTTCTTCATTGGGTTTACCACATTCTCTCGTACCCTCTGCATCATCTGCTGGAGTGCCGGGAGTTTTCTTTCAATACCTTTTGTTAATCCCGGAATGATAAACACACCTGCTTCTCTGTCCATTACTTTGGATGGTGAGTGGATTCCCAGTTCTTTTTTGATGCTGCTCACCAATGTCTTTTTTAACTGCTTCGCCGACTTATTCAGTTCCGCACTCTTTGAATTGAACCCTTTTACAAATCCTTTCATTGCATTTTCTCCGATGTTTTCAAGCTGCTTTTCCAGTCCCGCCATCACGGTTTTAACTTGTTTTGTATAGTTGTCCTTGATTTGTTTTACTCGCTCCGCATAGTAAGTGTTTGCCACCTTTTTGGATGCATTGATTTTATCCGTATATGCTTTGTTATACGCCGCGAGTTCTTGGCTGTTTAATGACAGCAACTTCGTTGTCAAATCAAGTCCATCCGATGTATCAAGAGCGGCAATTTCCGTCATTAGTTCAGAGGAAAGCGTTTTCTTTAACGCTTCCATGTTCTTGCCGTACTGGATAATCTTCGCTGTCTCTGATTTGAAGTCGGCAAGTGTAATCTTTCCGTCATCATCCTTTGTAAACAAATCACCGCTTGATAATCTGCTCTGTAAGTCATCCTGCAGGTCTTTTACAGCGTCGTACTTTTCTTGTACGGATGAGGTCATGGATTCTATCTTTTTTTGTACCTTCTCCGCCGCTTTTTCTGCCGCCTTTGAGAAAGCCGTCGAGAAAGATTCCGCCAGATTCTCGCCCAGTTTCTTAAAACTCTCCTTTGACTTTTTGTTTTTTGTCTCCTTTTGTGCTTTTTTTACTGCCCGGTCAACAAGTTTCTTGACCGCTTTTTCTGCTTTCTGCTCCCGCTTCGTGATGCCGTTCGCATACGCTTCCGAAACCTTTGTGCCAATGTCTTCGTATTTGCCCGTCTTATTTGCCTTTTTAAGCTGGGACAAAGATTTCTTTGCTAATGCTGTAACGGCTCTTCCTACAGCATCATATGCCTTTTCGATACCTTTAGCGGTACCGATGGTGAAGTACTTACCAATTTCTTCTGTCTTTTTTGATGGGGAATGGATTTCGAGCTTTTCTTTAAGTTTCGACAGCATATTATCCGCCAATTTTCCGACCTTTGCTATTAGGCCACTGCTCTGTTTTCCTTTTTCCATTCCGGTTTTCAAACCTTTTACAAAGTTTTCGCCTGCTTCTTTTGATTTGATACCCTTCATTTTCTTTTCAACCAGCTTTGAAATGTCTTCCGCTGATTTTCCGGCTTTGTTTTTTCCAAGTTCCAGACCTTCTTTGTATTCTTTTGTCGTCTTTTGTCCGGACTTTTTGGCTTTTTTCTCTGACTTTTTAAGTTCTTTCTCCGCTTTTGTAACCATTTGTTTCGCCCCGTCAACCATTTCTTGTGTGACTCCCGGCGTTCCGTTCTTGACAGCATCTTTCAAGTCATTATATTTCTTTTTCATGTCCTTGACTTGTTGTTTAAGGATGCGTTCGTTTCCTTGTTCCGCCGTCACAAAGTTGTTTGTCATATTCCGAACAGCTTTATTTATCTTCTTTGTATCTCCTGAAATAATCGCGGCGGAAAGTCCTTCGTAATTTTGAATTGTCGCATTATAACCCACCCATGTATCCTCTGCGTTTTCCACCGTTTTGTTTTGTTCATATTGCTTATCCATCAATGACTGTACTTTTTCGCTCGCCTTGTACAATTCTTGCTTATACGTTTCAACCGTTCCGCCGGCTTTTACATACTCATCTATAGACATGTCATTGATTTTGTTGTATTCTTCTTGAGCAATGGCCAAGTCGTCCGTCGTCTTTTTGTATTTTTTTTGAGCAGCACTCAATTCCTCGAATGCTTTTGCCTTTTCTTTATTTGCATTATCGCGATCCGATTTGTTTGCTTCCAGAATTGCTTCGGCTTCCTTACTGACAAGTAATTTGTCGAGTGCTTTCTTTTCTGACTTATAGTTTTCTACTACGCCCTTTGTCATTTTTATTTCAGAGCCAAGCGCATCATTGAGGGTGTTTACGATAAATTTTGCTCTATCTTCCTGCCCTTTTTTGACTTTCCCGTTTTTGTCAACAATGTTGTCAAGTTCCGTCTTTAACTGATCGTAGTAGCTAAATTGACTTTGAACGTTTTTCATAGATTCTTCGGTAGCTTTTTTCATATCACGATAAGATTTTGCCGATTCATCTACTGCTTTGCTTACTTTGTCCGTTTCGTCAGTCGCTGCTTTGGTTGCTGCCGCATATAACGCCAATCCCCCCACCACGGCTCCAATTCCAGCCACAAGCAGTCCCATCGGACTGGCCGCTTGAATTAGATTTAATACTTTCTGCGCTGCCGCGGTCGATGCTATGGCCGTCTTTAATGTAATAAAAGCCTTGTATATGGTCTGTAACGTCTGATATAGCTTTACAAATTTAGCCGTCGCAAATACCAATCCCATCGTGCCGCCCAATATCGCGATTGCGCGCTCTGTTCCGTCAATGTGTTTGATTGCATAATCTGCTAACTGTTCAATTTTAGGGAGTAATTTTTCTGCCAGAGGGACAAACAAGTCAAGCTGAACCGTACGCCCTATATTTTTAAATTTTGTCGCCACATCGTCATACTTTACTTCTTTTAACTTTTCCGCAGAGCCTTGTACCTTTTTGAACGTTTTGCCGGTACTCTTTAACGACTTAACCACCTTCAAGTTGGCGTCCTCTCCCATTGTTCCAAATGCTGTGGACGCCATCGTCAACGCTTTCTGTTCATTTTTACATCCATTAATATCTTTTACGATCGAATCAATCACCTTTTTCATGGTGCCTTTTCCGTCTTTCCATGCTTTGAAAGATTTTTTTGTATCCTTGCTGAATATACCGATATTTTTTTCAATGCTTCCGTCTCCGAGCTTGTTCTTGACCTCGTTGATAGAATCATTTACTTTATCAAGGTTATAGGCGCCGTTCTTCGTGCCGTTTGCAAGTAACTGGAAGTATTCTTCGACAGTATACCCAGCTTGTTTAAAGTTGCCGCCGTACTCTGCCACGTTATCCCCTAATTCGTTCGTATAGTCCAATCCCTTTTGTGAACCCTTTGCAAACAAATCAAACGCTTTCGTTGAATCCGTACCAAAGTGCGTCATTAATCCATTTACGCCTCGGATGGTCTCCTGAAAATCCGAACCAAAGGTATCCTCTAGGGCTATTGCGTTCTCTGTCAGTTCTTTGACCTTTGACGGATCTGTCTCTTTTGTAACCTGTTTGACATATGCCATTTTGTCGCCGATGTCTTTTAATGATTCACCATAGCCATCTTTATACATTTCTTTCATTTTATCAGAAAATTTTTGTGTGACGGCATCGGTTTCCCCCGTAATGGCCTGAAACGAATTTGAAGCCGTCTGGGTTTCTTCTGTTATTCTTTTTAAGGCGTCTACTGCCTCCTGCGTCATCTTTTTAATACCCTCGGATATCAAATTACCGATTGCTACTTTTACCGAACTGAATCCATCTTCGCTTTTTTCTGCTGCCTGTTTTGTTTTTTCAAAACTTTCGTCCAAGTTATTCGTACTCGTACGCAACTGTTCCGCTTTGCTTTTGTTGTCTGCAAGTTCTCCGGAAAGTTTTTGGATGTCCCCACGGAACGCATTGGCTTCTTTTGACGTTTCTCCGAACTCAAGGGCAGCATCTTTATATCCATCTTTCAGGCGGTCAAGTTCTTTTTCCTGATTCGATATCTCCTCTTCCAAAGAAGCGAACGCTCCTTTGCTTTTTTGTTCTTCTTTCGTTGTCTCGGTTAATTTTTCCGTATATTTTTTTAAAGAGGCTGACGCTCTTCCGACTGCTGCCTCTTGATTTTTCATTTTGATATAAAGTTCTTCTGCGGCTTTCGAATCTTTTCCCTGCGTATTTGCAATCTGCTTGTACTGTTCTTCCAATGCCGACAGTTTAATCTTTTCCTGCTCCACAATTCCGGTCATCTGTTCAACTTTTTTCGCGAGCCCGTCCGTGGAATCACTCCAGCTGTCCATCCCCGCCGTTGCGCTCTTAAACTCCGCATTGAGTGACCGGATGCGGCGGTTTGCTTCGGTGATATTCTTTTTTAACTCGGATATATCAATTCCAATTTTCGTTGTTACGTTTTCCTCTGCCATACTATCTTCCTTTCAAAAAAGCCGCCGAGCACCGCCCG